AGCTGGGAAGACACAACAGCAGTTGGGTGAAGAAATCGGCACTACTGGACAGTACATCAACCGAGTTCTCAAGAAGAATGGTGGAATCGTGAACGATACCTTCGTGAAAATGATGGACGCTCTCGGTTATAACATCGTTCTCACCTACGAAAAGAAGGATTGAAGTAGTTAAAGTAGTTGAAAACAGCATTTTGCGTGTAACTTCCTCTATATAGGAAAATCCCTACTATAAGAAGTTACACGCAAAACCCGATTTTTAACTACTTTAACTACTTACTTGTAAGAAGAATAAGAAGAAAAGAGGACTCTCCGACTCGGAAAGAGGACTCTCGTGCGATTATACGACTTTACGGAGGTGCATTGGAAAATGGCAGAGAAAAAGACGGAGAAAGATGTGCAGGTGATTAAGAAAAAGCCCCGTGGTGGAAACTCCCCTGTCATTGGTGATAACGGGCTTATGCTCGAAGCGGGAGATAATACGAAGATTATGAGTATCAATATAGCATTGTTTAATATGCAGGATATTGATATGAATGATGTAAATGCAGTCACTCAGAGATTGGGTGAATATTTTGCGTTGTATGAGAAAGCTGACTTGAAGCCGACTGTTGCAGGAATGGCTATTGCACTGAACGGAATGAGCAGACAGACATTGACAGCTATTGCACATGATAGACCGACTGGAAGTGCCGGGTATAAGACAGCATTGCCGCGAGAGGTAGCCGACTCCATTAAAAAGGCGTATAAAATGTTGGAAAATATGTGGGAAACCTACATGAACAGTGGCAAAATTAACCCTGTTTCGGGTATCTTCCTCGGCAAGAACAACTATGGGTATCAAGACAAGACCGAATATGTGTTGACCCCCAATCAGCAGAACGACTCCGACTATGACGCAGAGGACATTCGACAGCGTTATCTCATCGACTCTGACAGCGACTCTCAGAGCGACTAACGACTCTCGACTCTCAAACGACTATCGACTATCGACTATCACGCAGACCGCCCAAGCGGGAGCGCGGCTCACCTGTCGCCACCGTTGGGCGGTCTTTTTGCACGAATTTTTCACGGATTTGTGTGGATTTCGCCCCGCTCCTATTAACACTTTACTGTAATAAAGCAAAAGCTCCATTGCCGGACGGCGGCGCGGGGTGAATTTCGCTATATAATAAGTAGGATTTGAAATAATCCGAAAAAGATAAAAAATATTGAAAAAAGGGTTGACAATTCGGAAAAGCTGAATTATACTATAATCACAACAGGACAACAAACAATACAAAACAGATTATAGGAGGTTTACGAAATGCGAATTTACGAATTGACGCCGGGCGGCTATGACCGCGCGAAATCCTTTTACGGGAAAGCAAAAGTTATTGAAATGAACGGGGAA